CTAATCTGCTCTTTTTTCAAGTTATCTATGACTTCTTTGAAAAAGTCATCATTTAGTAAGTTCTTAGCCCATTGAGCCAAAATTGCTTTGTCGTTCATAAAAGAGATTTAATTTGTTTCTTTGTAAGTTTTCCAGAGTTAAGCAGTCCAAGGAACTCCTCACCATACTTATCTACTGCATCTTTTTTAATCACATACTCACCAGACTGCAATGAGGCATAACCATCGTCTTGTCCCATTGGGTTAGAACCCATCAATCTGTTCATGGTGACCAATCCACCTTTAGCAAAAGCAGTTCCATCACCAACTCCGTCACCTACTCCGCTTGGCCCTGTATCCCCTGCCTCACCACTATTTCCAGCACTATCTGCTGCGGCTGCTGCGGCTGCACCTGCTGCGGCTGCGGCTGCTGCTGAAGCACCACCAACTGTGGCATCTGCTGCTGCTTGACCTGCTGCTGCTGCTGCTGCATCCGACATTCCTGCTGCACTCGCTGCTGCTGCTGCTGCCGTTCCTGCTGCTGCTGCTGCTGCGCCTGTACCAGTTGCGCCAGCCGTTGCTGTATTACCAGTAGTGGCTGTGCTATCTACATCTGCTTGTGCCATAGCTGCATTAGCAGCATTAGCTGCAGCAGTATTTGCTGCGTTACTTATTGACGTAACCAAGCCAACTGGCAGACCAGTAGCTAATCCAATAGCTGTAGCTACTGCTGAACTAACTGTATTGGCTACTGCTAGACCATCAGGGCCTATTGTAAAACCACTATTGTTAGAAGTTGAAGCGTTACCACCATCGCCACCGCTATCACCACCAGTAAGACCAATAAGACCAGTAGTTGTATCGTCCGTAGTTTTTGTTATGTACTTAGAAATATCAAAAGGCTCAGGAAGTTTTCTCGGTTGAGCCTGTAACAACGAGCCATAAGCAATTCTTGGCTGGTCAGGTAACTGGCTACCAATCATGTCTAACAATGACCTTGTAGGCGCAAACTGTGTCTGTGGACGATACTGGCTCTGGATACCAGAAACAATGTCCTGATAAGTAGCACTTTGAGGATTGCTTCCACCAACTAAACTAACCAGTTCTTCATATTTCATTCTGTTCTCACTTAGCAATTAAGCCTAAGACATTGTTCAATGAAGTGGGCGCACCAACTACATTGCTTTGCATGGTCTGCAATCCAAGATTAGGGTTTGCTGGAACTCCACGAATCATGTCAACAATGCTTTGTGTACTTGGACGCTCGTTAATCAATCCTTGCGCCAAACGCTTAGATTCACCAAATGAGGGAAACAACTCACGCATCTGACCTGCAACAATCGGTGCTTGGTAAATGTTAGCAGGGTTAAAGTTAAATGGTGCGTTAGGAGTCGCAGCGTTAAACATTACAGTTGGAGACTTAGCCAATGTTGTTATTGGCGTACCAGCATCTGTCGTGTACGATTTATTGTAAACACCTTGATTAAACTGGAAAGGTACATTTTGAGTAGTAGCCAAGTTAGCCACAGAGAAATTAGATGGCAAATTACCACCATTCTGTGCAGCAATCTGGTCAACTAATGCCTGTACGCCTGTAGAGTTAGCTTGTGCTTGGGCTAGTGTCTTACCTACACCCAACTGAAAACCATAGTTAGGGTCAAGCGCAGCTACTGCTTGTGGTGTACCAAATGCTGCATATACGTCATCCATTGACTTAGCATTAGCTAACGCACCTGTTAGATTTTTATACTCTGTACCAGTTAGCGCACCAGTATTCAATGCCAAGTTAATGGCAGCTTGGGCTTGCTCACCAGTAAGTGTGTTCTGTCCTTCTTTAACAACTAACTTACCATTCTCAAATGAAGTAACAATAGGCTGTTGCGTCACAGGACTAATAAACTGCACAACATTACCAGAAACATTTTTAGAAATGTTTGGCAAAGTTCCATCTAGTTTTGTTGTCATTGTTGCTAAGTCAAAAGTCCCATAAGGATTGACATTAGCGTAACGTCCTCCAAATGGGTCACTCTCTAGCGCAGCAACATTAGCTGATAACTTACCTGCCGTACCTAAAACACTCGGATTAAATGGGTCATAGCCCAAGTTAGCCATAGCAGATACATACTCAGTTTGAGTAGGGTTTCTACCTAGCGTACTACGATAACCAGAAATAATGCTTTGTGTATCGTAGTTGTAGCCTTCTGTGCTGTAGTTCAATGCGCCTGTACCAGCCAAAGAATTACCACCAGTTGTTAGGTAAGTGATAGCATTTGCTTTTTCTGCTGTTGTAGCATCACGCCCAAACTGTTGGTTATATGCGTTATCAATAACTGTATCTAAAACTTTTGCTTCTGCAACAAGTGGCTTACCAATGTTGGTAGCGTATTGATTAACAGCAGAAGTATCAAACCCAAGCACACGCCCAAGTTGCTCTGCTGAAACACCTCTATTTACCGCTTCATTAGCAACTGCTTGATATAAAGCGTCACCAGTTTTACCTGCAAACTCTTTGTCAATAAACTCTTTAACTAACTGGTCTGAATAATAAACTGGTGCTGTAGCCATGATTAACCCCTAATCTCTACGTTAGATGTAATGCCAGCACCAATCTTCATTGCTTTCAATTGGGCTTCTGCTTCAAACTCTTGTTGCTTCATAGCAAAGTAAGCCTGTTGTTTCTCACGCTCTAATTGCAACTTAGCAGCCTCTTTCTCACGCATCATCTGCATTTCAACAGCAGCCTTCTGTTGCGCCATCTCCATGTCAATCTGTTGTTGCTGTTGCTTCAACTGAATGTCAGCTTGTGCTTTAGCTTGGTTAGCCTGTATCTCAGCCTGTGTTCGAGCCATGATTGCTTGCACTTCTGGAGGCATCTGCTGTTGTTGCGGAGGAGGATTAGAGAGCATCTGGTCTTGCTCTGGCGTAATCGCTTTGTAGAACTCAGCACTATCTTTAAACCCAGCAATCTCTACCATGCGTCCCAATGTGCCACGATACTGAGCAGGTGAAACGTAAGGATTGGCAGGGCCGTACTGAGCAATCAACTGCTCTTGTTTAGCAAGAACCATCGACAACATAGCCATCTGTTCTTGTCTGTTACCAGCACCCAAACCAACATTGATAGAAACATCGTATTGGTTAGCCCATGTTCTAGGGTCAAACTCTACGAACTCACCACGCATACGCACCATACGAGCCTTGTCCTGATACTTACAGAGCAAGTGCAAGATGCCTTGGAACAAAGACTTAACGCCTGTCTCAGCAAAGATTCGAGCCATCAGTTCAATCTTACCTGCGCCAGCTTGTTGCATAGAAGCTACCGCAGCAGCAGTCACGTTCTGCAAGATAGCAGGGTCTAAACCTTGTGAAGCATCGCTAACACCTGTACGCTTAGACTGTACTGTGTCCAAATACTGAAGCATTGGGAAAGCCTGATTCGCCACATTCTGAACAACTAACTGTTGAACAGCACCTTGTGACTTGGCACGAATAACACCACCAGCAGTAGAAGTCAGCAAGTCATCAAGGTTTACTTGACCTTCAACCGCAACCACACGAGCATTGTTTGTCAGATATAAGTTATCCAACATCTGACGAGTGATAGTAGTCTTGATTAACTGTAGGTCAACTGTTCTGTCAGCCAACGAGTTACCAAAGAACTTGTGCGGAATTGGAATAGGACAGATTGAGTGGAAAGGAACATAGTCCACTTCCTCAACCATTTCCTTACCATCCTCATCTTGCAGAATCTCATTAGAAGCATAGAAGACTTGAGTCAGGGCAGCAATGCCCTTTCCATTCATATCAGTTTTGACATAACACTCAAAGACCTCAATCTCTTGCATTGATGGGTCATCAGTCTGCGTTTGGTAAGGTTGCTCACCTGCTGCGTAACGAGCCACACGCTCTGGTGTGTATGCCAAAGCATCACCCATCTGCAAGCCTTCAACTTGCTTCTTATTGAAACCCATAGCAACCAAGTCACTACGAGTCAACATCTGCCTGTGGGCTACAAAAGGTGAATCAGCAATAGTTCTAGCCTTCTTGCTAATCAGGAACTCCTCTGGGGGTACGTTCTCAATTGTTACTTTGCCTGACTTTTTCTTTTGTTGGACAACTACGTTATGAGTAGAAGCCATCACAGGCATCCCCATAGGGTCTATAACTGGCTGACCCATTGGGTCAATGATTGGAAACTCTGTCGTATCTTGCTCGACAATCTCCATAGTCTCATCACTCATCAGCATTGCTAACTCATCGTTAGACAAGTCAAAGTAACGCTCTTTAGTAATGTCTTCTTTGTCTTCCCAATAAGCCTTAACGATGCCGTTCTTCTGCATCAAGGCATCTTTGAACCAATCATGCAGAATGGCTACACCAGCGTTATCACGATTGAAAACCCAATTACAGTAGTCGGTGGCCTGTTTTGCGGAAGCCTCATCAAGAGGGCCTTGTGGCTCAAAGACTACGATATTGTCTGAGCCTGTAAAGATACGGACTAAGCTAGGTAGCGCACCATCTATCGCCTCTGCCACTTCTCCAGTAACGATTTGAGACTTACCCTCAACTTCATTACCATATGGCTGTCGTAGATAAGCCTCCAGAGCCTGTTTGCGCTGTTCAACAGTTTCGCTTTCAATAAATCCAATTGCATCGTCAATCTCTGCTTGGATTATCGACATTAACTCGTTCTGTGCCATGCTTGTCCTTTGGAGGGCGTCCCATTCTGGGTTTATCCAATTGTAACTCTTTTACCATATTTTCAAGCATTTCGATACGCTTTTCAAGTTCTTTTACTTTAGGTGCTAGATTTACACCCTGCATTTGTACATACATCAGACAATCCATTTCGGAGTTTGGTTAATCGGCTTAGACCACGTTGAATGTCCTTCATCCAATCCAAGGGCTAAGTAACGGAAAGAATCAGAGCCATGACTAGACCAATCGTGTAGTGGTCTTTCATAGAATATCTTACGCTTCTCATCGTAATCTCTGCGGTAGTTTCTCAGGCAATTCAATCCTGTCTGTACCTGTGGAACATTAAACCAGCACCTTGGCAGCAATCTACGGACAGCTTGGATGCCATCATCTAGTCCCATTCTGGGAGCAATCTTGACTTCTAAGCCAGCTTCCTCAAGCATTTCCATACGGCTTTTGCCTGTCCCAAGTTCCCTGACCCTAACGTCATGGGGCAGAATATGCTCTGCTTTGAGATAGTCATTGTCCTTAATCCACTTAACGTAGTGGTCTAGTCCAACTCCGTGATTCTCGTAATAGTCAATCAGACGCACCTCAGTACCCACTAACTGAGCCACCCAGATAGACGTAGAGTCACCCATTCCCAAGTCCCAAGCAGTAAATGTTCTGCTTAGTTCCTCTCTGGGAATCTCTTGCATGTGCTTCTTGTCTTCCAGTTCATTGAGGATTTGCCCATAGTAAGAGCCTTCTACAGCAGCGTCAAAGCTACATTCAAACTCTTGGCGGTACTTATCCTCACCCATCTCATTACGAGCAGCCTTTAGTTCTACCTCATCCACTACCCCTGTCTCTGAGGCTTTGAACTCTAGCAAACCCCATCCATCCTCTTTCTCAGCCCTGTCTCGCAGTTCTTTGAAGTGGTTGTGTCCCTTTGGCGTACCAATGAATAAACACCATCCTTTTCTGTCTGTCAGGGCTGGTCTAACAATGTCTGTCCATATCTTAGGATTCTGGTCACCCACCTCATCAATGATTACCCCATCAAAGTATTGACCTCGGAGGGAATCAGGATTGTCTGAGCCATATAGCTGAATACGCCTACCCCAGAAGTCAACTCGTAACTCTGAGATGTTGTTAGTACCGCCTAGCGGAGTAGTGTATTTAACGAGATAGTCCCAAGCTACACGCTTTGCTTGTCCATAGGTAGGCGCAATGTAAGCGTATCTGGGTGTTTCTTTCTCGTTTAGCACCGCCTCACGGATTAAGTGGTTAAGTGCTGCAACAGTCTTACCAAACCTTCGATGTGCAACTACTACTGCAAAGCGTTTGCCTTCCAGTAACTCGTGAACCTTTAGTTGGTGTTCCCTTGGCTTATAGGGAATTTCGATTACTTCGCCCATGTAACGATGTGCTGAAGTGGTTGGTCAGCGTCTCCACTTATGGTTACTGAAGCCATATCAGGCATTGATTTACGCAATAGTATCTCAATAGCCTTCATCCTTGTAGGACTTAACTCCTCAGTTTCACCAAGTGCATGATTTTGCAAGACATTTAGTAATTGACTTACTTGAATCTTTTTGCGTACATCTTCCTGATGAAGTTTGTTTATTGGTCTTCCGACTTGTGCCATTTTGTTTGACTCCTCTAGGGTTGGTCAAGTTAGTATCTACTCACAACGAGTAGAGTTAGTATATCACTTGCCTTTTTTCTTCATTACTTTTTTAGCAGAACTAAGAGCAATGGCAACTGCTTGCTTAGGGTTGGAAACCACTTTACCGCCTTTACCTGAGTGCAGAGTACCTTCTTTGTACTCACCCATTACCTTACCAACTTTCTTCTGACCAGCTTTTGTCATTTTCATAGTTTCTTCCAGTAATTCCTAGGCAATCTGTTGTCCACTTGCTCTTGGGTTGTTGCCCACCGAACATTCCCAACCTCATAGTTTCCTAATGGATTTATTCTATCAATTGTGCGTCCAATAGGTCTAACACCAATACAGTCAATTAACTCTTGCAATGAATTGAACTTA